ATATTAATTTAATAATCAAAAATAAATAATTATGAAAAAGTTTTTTCAAAAGTACCTTATCGGACAGATGTTAAAGTCTAAGAAATTTTGGTACGCAATTAGTTCTGTAGTAGTTCCTGCTATTGTAACGTATTTAGGAGTAGACCCTGCAACTGCAACAGAATTATACCACGCTATCCTAGTTCTTATTGTAGGTCAAGGAATTGCAGACGTTGCTAAAAAATAATCGTTTTAGATTAAAACCTCACGAAGTAGCAGCTTTACAGAAAATGCGAGAAACTGAAACTAGAAATATTTTAGTCATCGGAGATTTGCACGAACCTTTTTGTTTAGACGGCTATCTTGACTGGTGTTTAGAACAGTACGAAACATTTAACTGTAATCAAGTAATTTTCATAGGAGATATTCTGGATAATCATGCGTTTAGCTATCACGAGCCAGACCCAGATGGAATGTCAGCAGGATTAGAACTTGAAAAAACTATTGAAAAAGTAGCTAAATGGTACAAAGCCTTTGAGTATGCGGATGTTTGCATCGGAAACCATGACCGACTTGCTGCTAGAAAGAGCTTTTCAGGTGGAATCCCTAAAGCGTGGATAAGGTCTTACAATGAAGTGCTAGGTACTCCTAATTGGAATTGGGTTGAATCGGTAGTATATGATGATGTACTTTACGAACATGGAGAAGGAGGTCAAGCAGCTGCTAAGGCTAAAAATAACTTAATGTCATCTGTTTGTGGACATACTCATACTTTAGCTTATACTCAGTGGTTCTGTGGAAAGAAGTACAGAGTATTTGGGATGCAAGTAGGATGCGGTGTAGACTCTACAACTTACGCAGCTGCATACGCTAAAAACTTTAAAAAACAGTCAATAGGTTGTAGTGTAGTATTGAATAATGGAACTCTTCCAATTAATTTATTAATGCCTTTGTAATGCAATTAAAGGATTCTACTAAACTTTCTTTATTTTATATTCTATTAATTATAATAGTATTATTCTTTAGTTTATAGCACCCCCTCTTAGCCTTTTTAGGCACTTTCTTTTCTTTTTAATGGTAATATACTAGACAAGCTATAAAGTTTGTCCTAGAGTTAAACCCCTTAATTGTTAATAAATTTGTAAATAAACTTGTTTATAATTTTGTGAGTAACTTTAAAGGTGTACATTTGCAGTAATATTAATCAAAATTATTAAGATGAAAAATTTTACAATGAAAGAAGCAACAAGCAAGCAGGAAGCTATTATAAGTTTATTAGATGTACAAAATAATCAACCTGTACTTTTACCTGATAATACAGTATTAACTGAAGATGGTCTTAATTTATTATCTTTTGAGATAGTAAGAGATTTATTTATTAAGGTAAAGACTAATTATTATAATTCAATTGATAACTCAAAAAGATTTTAAGATGACAATACAAGACGCAGAATATTTAGAATACAATACATTGGATTTAATTTGCCAAGACTTTTTTTATAAGTCAGATGGATATTCATCAGATTCAAAATGGAATAGTAGGCTATTTACAATGGATAATGACTTAGTTGGAGATGAAAGGACAATAAGGATTTATGGAACACAAGAGCAATTAGACTTAGCAAGTGTTGAATATAGAAAGAAAAACAGACTAATGCTTGATGAGGTTTACAATTACAAAGTAGAACCTAAAGGCTCTTACTGGAATGAAATTTTACAAATAACAGAAGAACAGAATCAAGCAGTCATAGATAAGTTAAAAATATACAACAAGCTTTACAACCAAAAGGGTAGAAAAGCATTAATTTTAAGAACAAGATAATGCCAATAGAAATACAAGATGAACTGATACACAAAAGAATGAATGATATTAATACATTCCAAGCACACGAAAATGAAGTTTATTTAAGAGGAACAGATGAAAATGGAAAAGACTTCCAAATCTGTTTTGATTCTTATGACTTTTTAGAGTGGATAGACTCAGAACAAGTTGATTACATTAAAACACAATTAGTTAAATATATAAAAAGTAAATAAATTTAATAACTTTACACAGAATTATAAACAAATAAATAAATATGAAAACAGAAAAGAAGCAGGATTATTTAATAGCCATACAAAGCGAATTAAAAGCACCTAAGAACCAATTTAATAGTTTTGGTAAGTATAAGTATAGAAGTGCAGAAGACATCTTAGAAGCCGTTAAACCACTTTTAAAGAAGTATGGTTGTTACTTAACGATAACAGAAACGACTCAAGAGATTGCAGGTTATTTAGTTTTAACATCTAAAGTAAGTATTTCAGATGGAGAAAAGACTATATATGTTGAAGCACAAGCAGGAATTAATCCTGAAAGAAAAGGAATGGATATTGCTCAGTCATTTGGCTCTAGCAGTTCTTACGCTAAGAAGTATGCACTTGGTAATCTATTCTTATTAGATGACACTAAAGACGTTGATAGTAATAAGGTAAACGAACCTATTTCAAAACCTGAAATGACTACTGACATTTACAATATTATGTTAGAATTTATCAATACAGGGAAAGGTTCAGCAGTAATGTCTAAGATGCGAAATTACTCAATGTCTGAAAAGCAAGAAAGTACATTGATGAAAATGTTAAAACAACAAATAAATAATTAATTAATAAAGACCTGCAAAATCAGGCATAATAAAAATGGAAGTAAAAGGAAAATTAGTAAAAAAATTAGCATTAGAGTCAGGAATCAGTAAGACAGAAAAGGCTTGGCAAAAACAAACTTGTGTAATAGATACAGGTGGAGATTTTAATAATGAAGTAGCAGTAAGTGCTTTTGGTGATGAAAAATTAAAATCTTTAAATAAATTAGAAGTAGGTATGGATGTAGTTATTCTTTGCAATGTTTATTCAAGAGAATACAAAGGAAAATATTATCATAATATAGATGGATATCATTTTACATCAAATACAAGTAATATAGAAAATTCAGTAGTTGAATCTGACGATTTACCATTCTAAGATGACACAAGAAGATAACTTTAAAAACTTATGCAACCTAACGACATCACTGTTAGGCTTGCGTAAGGGTTCTTTAGGCTACAAAAGTAGAAAACAGGAACTTCAAGTAGCAAGAAGTATAGCAAGCGTAATAGCTCGCATAGAATACGAAATACCACATTCAACTATTGCTAAGGTAATTAATAGAGATAGAACTTTAATATATCATTATGAAAAAAACCACAAGCACAACTATTCAACCTTTCCAAAATATAGAGATATATTTAACAAAGTCTTTAATGCTTTTCAATCTATTGAAGATTCTAAAAAATCCTTCTTTGACTTGCAGCAGCTTAAAGATTATTTAAGAAAAAATAATGTTTTTAATAGTGAAAAAGAACAAGTAATAATAAGAATTAAATCAGGAAAAGTAGGAACAGACGTTAAAGTTTCTTACAGGAACTTCTATAATCAATTAGAAAATGTTAAACTTGCACTTCAGAATTTTAAATATGATATTGAAATAATTACCTTATGAAAGAAAAGCCTAACTACTATGCAATAATACCAGCTGAAGTAAGATACAGTAAAGCCTTGACACCTAACGCTAAATTACTTTATGCAGAGATAACTGCTCTATGTAATATGAATGGTAAATGCACAGCATCAACTGAATACTTTTGTAAACTTTATGAAGTAAGTAGGGGTGCAGTTCAAAACTGGCTTAAAATGTTAGATGATAATGGTTATATAACAAGGGTCTTAATATATAGACAAGGTAGTAAAGAAATATTGTCTAGGTATATTAAATTAGTAGACAAGCCTAGTCTAAAAATATGTACAGATAATACTAATATAAATATAACTAATACTAATCTTACAGATAGTAATAAAAAGGCTTTCTTTAAAAAACCTACTTTTGATGAAGTTAAAAATTATTGTATCTTACGAAAAAATAATATAGAAGCAGAAGCCTTTATAGATTTTTATGAAAGTAAAGGGTGGCAAATTGGTAAAGAAAAAATGAAAAGTTGGAAGGCTTGTGTTAGAACTTGGGAAAGTAGAGAAAAGAAAAATCCTAAAACTATGTCTAAAATAGATATGCAATTAAATGAATACTTAAAAGGAAAAGAATACTTATGATACAATTAAAAAAAGAAAATATAAATGAACTTAAAGAAAAGGTTTATGAATTAATTGCTAAGACATCAATAGAAATCGGACATAAAACAGATGGGAAAACTATGGCTAGTTTAAGTAATATATTTGCAGCTGACTTAATACAAGAGAAAAGATTTGGCAATATGTCTTGGAATCAAATACTAGATGCTTTTCATATAGGAGTAAGGTTTGGTAAAGACGAACCATTCTTAAACATCAGAACCTTTTATAAGTGGGTTTATGCTCACAAGAAATTAATTGATGACGCAACTTATCAAGTAAGAACTTTAGGTAACGACCCTAAGCAAGTAAGATACTATCAAGAACCAATAACTAAATTATTAAAATGAAAAAAGAAAAATTATACAGTCCTGAAAAAACAGGAAGTTTCAAAATGATGTTTGGATTTCCTCAACCTTATGTTTATGCAAACAGAAGTACAAGTAGTGGAATTAAAGACGTGTATATTAATCTAAAAGCCGATAGGTCAAAATGATGAAAACAATAATAATTAAATCAAGTGAAGTTAAAAATGGAGCTGATGCTATTTTATGGCATTTAAAAACTTACGGACATATTACATCTTATGAAGCTATTAAAGAATATGGAGTAACAAGATTAGCTGCTATAATATTTAACCATAGGAAAAATGGATATGATATTGATAGCACTCCTTTAAATAAAAAAACAAGATTCGGACGAACTACTACAATATCTAAATATATTTATTCAAAGCCAATTGAAAGATATAGTCAAAATGAGATATGGTAAAGAAAACAATTAGCAAACTAAAAAAGGAATTAGACAAGTGGTTCAGTCTTTACATAAGACTTAGAGATGCTAACGAGTATGGTATGGTACAATGCTTCACTTCAGGAAGGGTTTATCATTACAAGAACATTCATGCAGGTCATTTTATGTCAAGAAAACATCTATCAACTCGTTGGTGTGATACAAATGTTCAACCACAGTCAGCAGCAGATAATCTATTTGGTCAAGGAGAACAGTATAAGTTTGCATTACATTTAGATTCTAAATATGGAGAAGGAACTGCTGAAGAATTACAGTTTCTATCTAGGACTATTCATAAAGTTTCAAGAGTTGAATATGAAGAAAAGATAAGTTATTATAAAGACCTTGTTAAAAACTTAAAAGAAGAAAAGCAAATAGCGTAACTATTTAAGTATCTTTGGCGTATGACAGAACCAATTTACGCAAATGATAAACATCGAGTAATAATAGAAACTTATATAACAATGTGTAAAGAGTTTGCAAAAGAAGTCAGCACAAAAAGCAGATACAATAATTATTTAGAAGTTGTAGAAATTATTTTGGAGTATTCAAATCACTATGGAGAAGGACAGAGGGAGAATAATTTTTGGGATTGGATGCTTATTATACCTATAAACTTAGCAGTAGCAACAAACGGATTCTTTGCAGGAGTAGAAACAAGAAGTAATGCAGCAGTAGTAAGGGCTTACAGAGTAGTTCTTGATGAACTAACACAGGACACAGTAAATAAGATTGATAAGATAGAACCAATTAATGACTGAGATATACGAAGAAATATCTAAGCTATCAGATAAGTTTCGGACTATGGCTTACGGATTAACCTCTGATGAAAATGAAGTAAATGAATCAGTACAGGAACTTATGCTATATCTACTTCAGATGAATAAAGAAGTACTCAAAGCGATTTACGATAAAGATGGAATTCTAGGAGTTACACGTTATGGAGCAGTAGCACTAAGACGTGCCTTAACAAGTCCTAGAAGTAATTACTATTATAAATACAAGAAGTATTACACACACATAGATAGTTTAACAAGTGCAGTTACTTATAACGAAATGGAAACAGGAGAAACAATACCTTCTAAGCACCTTTACAATCTGCCTAACGAATTATCTGACGACTATGTATGGACTAGCCTAGAAAAGATAGATGTTGCTTTAGACGAAAGCTTTACTTGGTATGATAAGAAAGTCTTTGAACTTTACTACTATGAAGGCAATACATTAGACAGTCTAGCTAGTAAGACAGGAATAAGTAGAAACAGCCTGTTCACAACGATAGACAAAGTAAGAGTACAATTAAAATATAAGTTAAAAGAATAATGAAAGTCTTAGAATTATTTGCAGGAAGTAGATCCTTTAGCAAAGTAGCTGAAGAACTAGGATATGAAACTTTTTCAGTAGACATAAAAGCATTTGACAATATAGATTATGTTACAGATATATTAGATTTTGATGTAGATAAAATACCTTTTAAACCAGACGTTATTTGGGCAAGTCCACCTTGTACTTATTTTAGTGTAGCAAGTATAGGACATCATTGGCATCAAAACCATACACCAAAAACTAAAGAAGCTGTTTTAGGTTGTGAGATAGTAAAAAAGACAATAGAAATAATAAACCATTTTTGTCCTAGTTATTTTTTTATAGAGAATCCACGCGGAAAATTACGAAAGCTAGATTTTATGAGATACTTTCCAAGAACAACTGTAACATATTGTCAATATGGAGATGATAGAATGAAGCCTACAGATATTTGGACAAATCATTTATATAATCCTTTATTTTCAAGCGGGTGGAATCCTAAACCTATTTGTAAAAATGGAGATAATTGCCACGTTTCTGCACCTAGAGGTTCACAAACAGGAACGCAAGGAATGAAAAACAATTATGAAAGAAGTAAAGTGCCTTATGAATTATGTAAAGAAATACTATTATCACTATGAATAAGTTCTTTGTACCTAAAGATATATATGAAGATAGGATGGCTATCTGTAAAGGATGCGTTTACTATTCAAGTCTATTAGGACAATGCAAAATTTGTCTATGTTTTATGAAAGTGAAGTCATCAATTAGTAGTCAATCTTGTCCAAAGGGTTTTTGGCAAAAGACAACAGAGGTAGAAGTAAGAACAGATATACCTGAAGAAATAATAGCAGAGATTGTATTACTTTGGGAAGACTTAAAAACAGGGAGAGCTAAAGACCAAAGAGCAAAAAAATCTATGATTGAGATATACAACACGTTATACAATACGAACTACTCAACAGGAACTAATTGTGGCAGTTGTATTGCAGCTTGTTTTGATGGAATAAAAAAGATATATAAAGAATACACAGGAAACAATTAATCAATAAAGGGTAAGACCTAAAAGCTTTTAATTTTTCAGACCTGTGTAGTAAAGGGGGGGTGTGGTTACCTCCCCAATACAATAAGTATATGTAAGTAAATATAATAAGGTGAAAAGTAAACAAAAGAATGTAATTGCATATAATATGTCTTGTTTATTCACGACTTTAAAAGACAAAATAGAATGAAGATAACAATACCAATAGACATAATGGGTCGTTTAATTCCAACGAATTACACTAATTCCCCAAGAAAGAAGAAGAAGAAATTAAGGAAGGAAGCTGAAAAAGAAATTGAGAAAATAATATCAGATAGAATTAAAAAATTAACAGAGTAAAGTCCCTCTCACTAATTATAGGCGAAATAGAATTATGAAAACAATTACATTAAATTTTAAAAATTGGAACAACGGAGCGTCAGGAGGTA